TCAAATAATGGGGATAATGAGTAATAAATAATGGCATATAGAATAGAAAATAATAATCCTTTTGATACTAATTATAAATTAGCAGTGGGGGTAAGTGTCCCGTTTGTTGGCTCTACAATCAGTGGATCAGATGCTGTTTTTAATTCTACTTATACCACTACAGATCAAATTCGTTCAAACCTAATTAATTTCATGTTAACTAATAAAGGAGAAAGACCTCTTAATCCTAACTATGGTAGTGATTTAAGAAGATATGTATTTTCTAATATAACTGAAGATTCATTAGGAACAAATATCGGTATACAAGATTTAAAAAATAACTTATTAAGTGAAGTAAGAACTAATTTTCCTGAAATAAATGTTATAAGTCTTGAAATAACTCCATCTATAGATACAAATACTGTTAATATAAATTTAACTTATTCATTTTTTGGGGGTCAACTTAACACTGTAGACATAACTATATAAAACAAATGGCTGAAAACATAAATATAAATTATATAAATAAAGATTTTAGTGAATATAAACTATCATTAGCTGAATTCGCTAAAACATATTTTCCATCAACTTACTCAGATTTTACCCCATCATCACCAGGGACTATGTTTTTAGAGATGTCAGCATATGTGGGGGATGTTTTATCTTTTTATCTTGATAACCAAATTCAAGAAAATTTTATACAATTTGCTCGTCAACAAGACAATATATATACATTAGCATATATGTTAGGGTACCGACCAAAAATAACAGGAGTAGCAACAGTAGACATTGATATATACCAACAAACCCCAGCTATATTATCCGGAGGCGAATATCTACCAGATTACACATATGCTGTTCAAATAGCCGAAAATGCTGTAGTTAATAGTAATTTAACAGCTAATACACCATTCCTAATTCAAGACCCAGTTGATTTTTCTTTCTCTAGTTCACAAGATCCTACAACTGTAACTATATATCAAACAACTGGAACAAATGTTGATTATTTTCTTTTAAAGAAAACTAGAAAAGCTATATCTGCTAATATTAATTCAATCACATTCTCTTTTGGTTCTGTTGAAAAATACCCAACAGTAGAAATTGAAGATAGTAATATTGTAGGAATACTAGATATAACGGACAGTGATGGAAATAAATGGTATGAAGTACCATATTTAGCCCAAGAAATGGTTTATGACACTATTAAGAATACTAATATAAATAACCCTAATTTCTCAGCCAACCAAGGTGATACGCCATTTTTATTACAACTTAAAAAAGTACCTCGGAGATTTGTAACTAGATTTACGTCTCCTACTACATTCCAAATCCAATTTGGAGCAGGTACTAACACAGCAAATATAGATGAAGAAATTACCCCTAACCCAGACAATGTAGGTTTAGGTTTACCATATAAAAAATCAAAACTTACAACAGCTTTTTCACCTGTTAATTTTCTATACACTGATACTTATGGTATAGCTCCAAATAATACTACCTTAACTGTAAGATATTTAACAGGTGGAGGATTAACATCTAATATAGCCTCAGGATTATTAAATGTTATTGAAACTAAACAAAATATTGTATTAAATAATGGTCTAGACGCAACACTAGCTCAATATGTATTTAATTCTGTCTCTACAAATAACCCATTAGCGGCTAGTGGGGGAAGCCAAGGTGATACTATTGAACAAATAAGATTAAATTCTTTAGCTAGTTTTACCACTCAACAAAGAAGTGTTACTTTAGATGATTATTTAGTTAGAGCCTTAAGTATGCCTTCTGATTATGGATCTATATCTAAAGCATATATTGAATCTCAAAAAATATCATCACTAATGCCTGGTGAAACACCATCTGTATTAGATTTATTTGTATTATCATATGATATAAATGGTAATTTAGTTAGGTCATCTAATGCTTTAAAACAAAATTTATCTACATATTTATCCCAAAATAGAGTTATAAATGATTCTATTAAGATTAAAGACGCGTTTATTATCAATATAGGTGTAGATTTTGATATAGTAGTATATCCTCAATATAATAATAATGAAGTTATTTTTAATTGCATATCATCATTAAAACAATACTTTAACATAAATAATTGGCAAATTAATGAGCCTATTATTTTAAAGGATATTTATTTACTTTTAGATAAAGTAGAAGGAGTACAAACTGTTAAAAATGTATCTATAGTTAATAAAAGTGGAGAAATTTTAGGATATTCCCAATATTCATATGATATAGCTGGTGCTACTCAAAATAATGTTGTGTATCCTAGTTTAGACCCCATGATATTTGAGGTTAAATATCCTAATAGTGATATTAAAGGTAAAGTTGTATCTTTCTAATAAATTATATTTATAACAAATGGCCGTATACAAATTATTCCCCTCACAAGACGCAACAATATACTCTAGATACCCCAATAAAAATACAGGGTTAAATGAAATATTATCTATAAGTATTGAAGACGCTCAAGCTAGTGGTAATACCCAAGCTGCTAGAACCCTAATCCAGTTCTCATCAGCTGAAATAGCAGATGTTATTACCAATAAAGTAAGTGGTTCTACATGGAGCGCATCATTGAAAGGATTTATATCCGAAGCCAATGGGCTAAACTCAGATACTACCCTAGAAGTATATGCAATAACAGGATCATGGAACATGGGAACAGGTAAGTACCCATACTCCCCAGAATATACTAACGGAGTAAGTTGGTATAGCAGATTAACTTCAGGTAGTGGTAACTGGATAACAACTGGATTCCCAGCAGGAGTAACAGGATCATATGGCTCCGTGAGTGGTGGAGGTAATTGGTATACTTCATCTTATACGCAGTCATTTTCATATTATGATGACAAAGATATTAATATAAACGTCACACCTATCGTACATAATTGGTTTTCAGGATCTATAGCTAATAATGGATTTATAATTAAACAAGCAGTTGAATTTGTAGATAGTTTAGAATATAATAATACTGTAGATTATTTCTCAAGAGATACTCATACTATTTACCCACCACAACTAGAATTTAAGTGGGTTGATTTCTCATATAATACTGGATCATTATCACCACTAACCACAACCGAAGCCATAATTTCTATAGATGAGAACCCCGGAACATTTTACCCTGAAAGTGTTAATAGATTTAGGGTAAATGCTAGACCTGAATACCCTACTAGAACATTCCAAACATCATCTTATTATGTTCAAACATATTATTTACCAACATCATCATATTATGTTATTAAAGATTTAGATACTAATGAATATGTTGTTGATTTTGATACCCAATTTACAAAAATAAGTTGTGACTCTAGTGGTAACTACTTTGATCTTTATATGAATGGGTTGGAACCTGAGCGATACTATACCATCCTAATCAAGACAACTATCAGTGGTAGTACTATAATATTTAATAATGATTATAATTTTAAAGTAATAAATGGCTAACTATAATCTAAATAAAACAGTTTATGATTCTACCCAATATAAAAAAGTTATAGATACTTCTTTTACTCAATTAACACCTCCATCCCCACCAAAAGAAGATACTATAACTGTAGGAGAATTTTTTACATATTATAATACAATATTTTATGATATTCCAACAAATGGGAGTATTAATTCTCATGAATACCTAGTTAAAACTAGTGGAGAATATATAAACGCCTCAGCCCCAAATGAAGAAGTACAATTATTATTAGATGAAATAACTTCATTAAGACAACAATTACTAGAAACGCAACAACAAGTAATTAACCTACAAACATCATCAAGTTTAAATATATAATTAAATGGCTATAGTAATTAATCAACTAGAAGGTAATAGTGCAGATGTGGGATCCATCATAGGATCCTCAATAAATACAGCTTTTTTTAATCCTTCCACTGATTACATAGAATATGTTATAACTACACCTAATAAATCATTTAAAAATGTAGAATATAACTATAATGAGTATAAATTCCCTACTAATGGTACAGTTGTTTCTAATAATATAGATAATATAGATATTGACCCGATAAGGGATATAAATAAGAAAGGATATAATGCTGGAGAATTTGAAGTATATTATAATTTTTATAAAAATCAACTCCAAACCTCATACCAAAACCAAAATCTTTTTATAAAAGAAATATCAGCTGATAGAACAGAGTTAAAACTGAATTTTTTATCTTTTCCTGTTACTTTAATAAATGATCTAGAAATTTTTAAACAAGAGGTTAATAATAATAATTCAATTTATTTTGAAGAGTTTTATTTAAATTTTGGTGATAATAATGTAATAACAGCTAATAACTTTAATTATGATCCAACAACATATGAAGTTATTGTTAATTTACTTAACCCACTACCTAATAATATAACAACTAATAACCCATTATGGGTTATAACTAAAGTAGCTGATCCTTTAGCATTTTCAATATCATTCACACCTGAGGTAGTAGCCCCATCTGTGGTAACATTTGATATTAAAGGGCCAAATTTTAATATAGCATTATCTGACAAGGTTAATAATACTACTGATTACACTGATTATACTACCTTACTATCAAATACTCTTACATCTTCTATTGATCAAATTGAAAGCTTTCTAAATGAAAAAAGCATTGAAATCAGTATAGACTATACAGATTTTTCAAACTTCATCCATTTTTCCTCAGCATATCAAAGACTATCAAATTTTTATTATAAAGTAAAACAAATAGAAAATTACACAAATGACTTAAATGCTTTAGTTAGTGTTACATCATCATTGAGTAGTTCTATTACTTTACAAAACAACATCCAGAATATAATTAAGAATTTTGACGGATATGAGTACTATATGTATTATGAATCAGGAGCATTTGCTTGGCCTAAATCCAATAATACTGTACCTTATACTTTATACTCAACAGGTAGTACTCAAGTTTTAAATTGGTTCGGTAGTGCAACATTTGGAGACACATACTATGGAGGAAGATTATTAAGTGCTTCTTTATATGATGAGAATAACCAAGACTATTTATTTTATGTTATCCCTGAATATCTTAGGGATGATGAAAGAAATTCTCAATATTATCTATTTGTTGAATTAGTAGGCCAACATTATGATAGTATTTGGACTTATTACAAAGACGTAACTAATCGATATAATGCTGATAATAGATTAGATTATGGTATTTCTAAAGATTTAGTAGCTGAAGCATTAAAATCATTTGGTGTAAAAATATATCAAAATAATTTTACTACTGATGATTTATTTAATGCATTCCTTGGGTTTAACACTGGAAGCACAGGTATTAACCTAACCCCGACAGGTTCAGATTTAATTACAAATTACGTGACGGCTTCATACGAAGCATCTATAACTCCTATAGATGATTATAATAAAGAAATATATAAAAGAATATATCATAACTTACCTTATTTAGCTAAAACTAAAGG